TTTGTTCATCAGTCAACATTAGCTTCCTCCTGTGTTAGTCTTTTAATTGATTCTCTTATTTCGTTAAAGGTAATTACAGTATCGTCTACTGCATCTGTAGTATTTTCAACCGCAATGTCGTCTGCGGGAATACGCTTTGCAAGTTCTTGCAAACCTTCCTTTACCTCATCTGATAAATCACCCTTATTAAGTAAGGTTATTAAATAGTCAATTTCGTCTTTTATTTCCTCTTGTGAGACTACCTTAGGTTCGTAAGTCTTTCCCTCGTGTTCCTTAACCCAAGCCTTTGCTTTCGCCATGGTCCAGCCTTTGTCTTTTCTAAACAAGTAGGTTCTGACCTGTTTTTCCTTGCCACAATACAGAGCGGAGATACCCTCCTTCTTTGAAATATCTATCGTGGCAGTTACCTGACATTCACGGACTGGTATTCTGATAAATTCATCAGTCTCTTCGGGCTTGGTGATAGTATCCTTAACGATTTCCGGTTCGCCTTCAGGCTCTAAATCATTCTCCACCTCATCGCACATCTCGAAGATAACAGGGTCAGTAGATTTAGACTTGATAGCCTGTATTGCCTCACGATTAGAAGGAATAATAACCTGTGAAATTTCTAACAGTTCAACTTCTTTGTAAGTCCGCCGAGGAGACTTTTCTCCGTCACCATCTTCCCATTTCTGAGGAATGAATCCGATTGAAAAAGCAGCCCTACCCTTAGAGGCTAACTTAAAACCCCAGTCGGCTTGCTCGTTGCCCTCGTTGACATAGTATTTAGGTTTCCCTTCCATGCCATTTTCCGTGATTTTAAGTTTAGTCCATTCCCCAATTTGATTAGTAAGGTCACGATAATCGTGGCTGGAGACTAAAACAGGATGTTTCATAAACTTCGGGATGGTCTTTTTGAATGCCGTAGGTTCTATGATTTCGCCATCTCGGTCAATTTGCCCACTTGATACGGGAATGAGCATATTAACTTCGCCTGTTGGGAATGAGCATATTAACTTCGCCTGTTTCTTTGTTTACATCTTTAGTCTCGGCTTTTAAGGTCTTATAAATAGTGTCCATTATGCCCCCTATTTTTTAAGGTCTTATAAATAGTGTCCATTATGCCCCCTATTCAAAGGTTACATTGCCCTTTAATATGTCAATGATTTTGCCACGATTAGATTCGACAGCAGGGTAGAGCCAGGGATAAGGAGAATGATGTACCGTTCCCAGCTCTAGATACCTACCATAATAAACATTAGTCCCTATTGTTACGCTATCCTGTTCAGATTCGTGAGTAATTGAGGCTCTTAATCTACCTGTCTGCACTTGTGGATGGCCGGTTGATTTACTGACGTTTATTTTAGCCTCACGTTCTACCAAAGCACCCACTTTAGAAAGAGACTTCTGTAAACCGTCAAGTATTTCCCTCTCACGTTCTTTGCGATAAGATTTTATTGTTACACTACTGGGAGCCATACGCACCTGCAATTCGGATGAACTGGAATCATCCCGTGAGTTTCTTTAGTTGGATATTCACCAGCTAAAGGCACACATTCAGGACAAGCATCAGGGCTAGGATAAAACTCGGATTTATCAATTCCTTCCACTTCGTATCTGCGCAAAGCTCCTTCATTGGAAGCAGCTATAACCTCAGTCCTTGAAATCATCTCCGCTCTGTATTTAGCGTTCTCAGTAAAGTATCCCTCTATTCGCTTAGATAGTTGGGGGATAGACTCACCCGCTTCAAACCCCAGAGATAGTTCACGCCTTAATGCTTCTAGTGTAGTCTTGTTGATAGACTTGGCTAGAGTCAGAGAACGGAGTTTAATCCATTCTAAAGCGTAAGAATCTAGTTGTTTGCTACTTGACAAACTATTTATTCTCCTGTATAATTAGCTGTGGGGGTGAAATATGAAAAGTGCCTTTTGGTCAAAACAAACCGAAGATTTAGACTTTGAGGACATAGATATTAATCTCTTTGAGATGTTCTTAACATCTCACCCCACATCATTTCATATCAAACAAAGTTATGACAAAGCATCACCAAGATTACTTGAATGTAAAATATGCCATTCCACTCAATTTATGGTTGGGCAAGGGAATTGTTATACGGCTATTAAATGCCCTAATTGTGAGTGGGAATTATGTATCCATGAGGGTTAAACCGCATCCTCAAAAGCCGACTCATAAATCAACTTTATAGCCTCTTCAAACTTTTGAGCAGTTTCTTCGTCATTTAACATATCTGGCAGTTTACCGTTTGTGCTATAAAAGTCGGCTATATACTCACTTTGATTCCTGAAAACGTCATTAAATACCCTCGTAAACATCTCCTCTTGACGTTCAGTTTTTTGAGCATATGCTTCCCAATGTGAGCGTTTCTGGTCAGATGTTAAGCCTTTAATGTGATATTTACGGTAATCAATAACACCTTGTTTAAGCCGCATTTCTAAATCCTAAGCATTTACCATCAGCATCAAGGTGGACATCCATCACCTTACAATGGTGATATCCCACGTTATTCCAAATACAATCCTCATTATCGCAGGATAGTGTAACTTTGCCAATTAGACAGTTCCCATTATCCCAATGAGGGCAATGCTTCGCCATACAAATATATCTGCCATCATGTTTTTCCCAAGTGCAAGTCCCCATCAGCGCCTCAAAAGCGAAACTAGGATATTGTGTTTTTCACCAAATTCGTCAAATTCTTTTTCTTGCTCAGAATAAAAGTCTAATATCTCAAGTCCATTCTCTTGTAAGAGATTGATAAAATCATCAACTGTAATATGATTTTCTACTTTGCCGTTAACATATTCAGTATTTGCATATAGGTAAATAAAAACTAATCCACCCTTTCTAACTACTCTGGCAATTTGGGAGATGGTCTTTTTGAGATTAGTAGAATGTATGACTGATAATGTAAATAATGATTCAAATTCATTATCTGTAAAGGGTAATTCCTCTACATTCGCAACCATAAATCTAATATTGGTGATTTCCTCTTTGGCAGCATTAGATTGCGCTAATTCAATTGCACTGGGGGATACATCAATAGCAGTTACATTCATACCTGCCCTAGAAAAGAAAATTGAATCTCTACCATTTCCGCAACCAACTTCTAGGATCTTGCTTAATTTGTTGTCTTTTAATTCCTCTACAAATTCTTGAGCAAATAAAGAGGGGTTCATATCGGTGGCCCAATGTGGAGTTCCCTCAGTATATTCATCTTCCCATTCAGAAGGAGTTAATTTAATTTTCTTAGGTTCATTTGATTTAGATGTTTCAGCAGTTGGTGAAACAGTTAAATTACCTGAAACGGGAGTGGGTATCATATTCAAGGGGACTAACAAAACATCACCGTTAGGAACAGGGTCAATTCCCTGCATTTTACGGGCTTCATTTATCGTTAAATAACCCGCTCTCATCCCACTTTCAGCAAGTTCTTTCTTCTGGTCAACGGTTTCTTTAACGACTTCTTCATAACCGAGCTTCAGTCTATCCGACTTCCTGAATAACGGAATTAGTTGTTCCTGTAGCTTGGCCTTCTTCCAGTCCAGTCTAGGTTTAACGATATTCCGTGCAAAGTGGTATTCTCCGGCTTCAGCGTTGGCTTTATTGACGTTTTCCGATATCCCCATTACGGACTGGGGCATGGTGAATACACCTAAAATGGCATCCCTGTTTCTTAGTTTAAGGTTGGAGAAATCCATGTCCTTGACGGTGTTCTGAATCTGTAAATACTTGCCACCACCTTCTAATAGAGCTACTTGATGAGCTTTGGAAACGCCTTTGTATTTTTCAGACCATTGTTTCTTGAGTTTATCAAATTGCTCATCGCTTAGATTATAGTCAAACTGTATAACACCATCAGGGCGAGCAGAGTTGTAAAAGAAATTCCGGTTCCACTGGCCGGAATACATCTCTGCGTCCAAGTCTACACCAATAGACTGCGCCGGCCCGAGCCCTCTAAATTGATTTAATGGAGAAGGGTATTTGAAATGTATGACCTCGTTTACATCAAACGGAACTGCGCTCTCGCCATCGCCGTAGACATAACCTTTAACGAATTTCTCTTTATCCGGAACAACGGACATCTTATGAGGATATGGTATCCAGATTTCGGAAGGTTCACCTAATCCGTTAAAGTTCAGTATCCAGAATGATTCGCCCACAAGCTCCTGATAAATAGTATCTAAGGCTATGAACTCATTAGAAGTCTGGTAAGGATTGACCTGATATAAAAGCCTGAGAATAGGGTGTTCGTATATCTGTTTGGGCTTTTCCCGATTCGTAACATCTTGTAGTGTCCACTGGACTTCACTACAACCTAAAGCAATACGAAATACACAAGCATAAAGCCAGCCGATTTCTCCGTAAGCTCGCAAGAATCCCTCTGTGTTTCGG